AGAGCATCACAGAGATGTAGGATCATTAATGGTAAAGATATTGCACTTAGATACGAAGATGGTGATGTAGGTTACGTTGATGTCGTCGCAAAGAACGGATTCTCAGTGAGACTCAAGTATCTTATTGAAGATAAAGACAGTTATTATGTCAGATGGTACCTTGATAGTGTTGAAGACTGGGGTAGTGGTGGTTTTAAAGTTAATGATGAGTTTGATTTACTCATTGATGATCAGGATGAGTATTTCAATACAGATGAAAATGGATTTGATGGTATTACTTGGTCTGGTCCTGAGTATTATAAGATAGGATTCAAAGTGACTGGTGTTAACTCTGATCAGTGTCCCGACCCTAATGAAAACCAAGGTAGGATTCAAGACATTGCTCTTGGTGCATATGGTGACATAACAACTCCTAGACAACCAGATGCGATTGTGGTAAACAATCAGAGCACTACAGGTAATGAGTATGCAGTTAATATGAATGAGGTCTTCCAGAGTTTCTTCTTGTATGAGAGTGGAACTGCAACATCATTCCATCAGTATTGGTTGGAACAAACCGCTGCAGGTAATGACGTAGTGTTTGCAACAGATTACTCTGATCAGAAAGGACTACGTTTCAGACTAAGGATAAGAGTTACACGTCAGGACAACTATGAGTCTGGTGATGCGTATAAGTTTGATAGATATGGATGGTTTGGTATGGTAAGAATCTCACAAGTATTCTCTTACGGTAAGAGATATGATGCAGATGATGTGCTTAATATTCAGTGGCCGCCTAAGCAATTGCAGGTTACTGATGGTGATGAACCAATGTCTCCTTACTTCCCTAGTCAAAAGAACCTACCTAAGAAAGTTCTTGTACGGGATGCTACCACCGCTAGATACAAACGTAATGCTAGAATGGCAATCTACCAATCAATGCACGACAAAACGAGCACGGTATGGTATAGTAATAGGACTGCTTATCAACCTACACAGGTGAGGCAGTTCAACATAATCATTAAAGATACCGACTAATGGATTACTGGGACAGACGCTTTATGAAATCTAAGATGGAGTTGGATGCTATTAAAGGAGCACTCAAGTCTGGAGATCAAGCGAAAGCGAAACAGAAACTTAAAAAGATTAGAAAGTTTTTTAGATCACCCTTGGGAGAGGTTGCAAGATTGGACCAAACCCTATATAATGTTACGAAACCGACACAGGAGGACACGATTGATGCCATCAACGAAGGATCAAAAGATTCGGGGGATGACACTGCTGATAGAGAGTCTGCACAAACCTGACTCTAAACTCAGAGCGTGTGCACACAACCAAGAATGTTACGATGAACTCTTAAATTATCGTGACGAATTAGTAGAGTATTGCCATACAAAATTGGGAGAAATCAATGCTCAATCTTGATCAATATTACCATTCTTATTTGGAGAATAAACAGAAAAAGTTCTGTATTGATGGGGTTTATGAGTCCGTAGTCTCCTATGGTTACCATTGTGATGGTAGCGACATAACTGGACACTATGTCTTGACAGATAACTACCGTTTAGTGTATGATCGTTCTGGGTTATTTCAATACAAGGAAAAGTGGTCGAGTGGTTGATGGCATTGGTCTTGAAAACCAACGATGTGAAGGCATCCGTGGGTTCGAATCCCACCTTTTCCGTTACACAATTAAACAATGTTGTGTATAAATAATCATTCGTGCCCGAATCGTATCGCATCACGAATCGTTCACACTATTAATTAAGGAGTTTTTTTAAATGATCAAATCTGCATTCGCTGCTCTTGCCGCTGCAACTGCTATTGCTGCCCCATCTGCGGTCCTTGCAGGACCCTACGTCAACGTGGAAACAAACGCTGGATGGACTGGTTCTAATTACACATCTGCAACCACAGATCTTCACGTGGGGTACGAGGGTGCCACAGGAAGCGCTTCATATTACGTTCAAGCGGGTCCATCTGTAATCGCTGTTGACGGTGCTGAGAGCAGCACTGAGTTCTCAGGTAAGGCAGGTCTTGGACTGTCTGTTTCAGAAGCAGTTGGAGTATATGGTGAAATCTCATTCCTAACAGATGAGGTTGCTGACACTGGTTATGGTGGTAAATTAGGAGTTAAGTACGCTTTCTAAGTTTTTCATACCATAATAGATACTAGGGAGCATAGTGCTCCCTTTTTTATTCTCTAATGACAATGCCTAACACTACTATTATCTACACTCGTGACGGTTGCCCTTTCTGTGTTAAGATTAAGAAACTATACGAGATGAAAGGATGGAAATTCCAAGAACAAAAACTTGATGTCAACTTCACACGTCCACAATTCTGGGAAGAGTTTGGTCGTACTGCTACGTTCCCACAATTAATCGTTGATGGTAAAAGGACTGGTGGGTGTAACGAAACACTCACACAGTTTAGATCCCAGGGTCTTCTATAAATAACCTTAGCGTTATAGGAGGTCTCTAACTTGCACCCTTTGTTCACCTTACTTGGAGAGACCGATGGAAACAGCATTATATGTCTTCGCAATCATAGGATCATTCCTAATTGGAGGACTGGTAACTTGGACAGCGAAAGACTACATTGATGCATACATTGATAACGCTGCTTACGCAAAGTCAATTACGCATCCTGAGATGCTGGATGAGGAAGGCAATGTAGATCAGACTGAACTGCTCTACTTGCGATTCACAGAGAACGATGATATACTTGATGTTGAAGACGACGACTAAGTTATGATCCTGGTCGATATGAATCAGGTAATGATCGCTAACCTTATGGTTAGTTTGTCACTATCTGATGAACTACAAGAAGGACTGGTTCGCCATATGATCCTTAACTCGTTGCGTAATTACAGGCACGAGTTTCGGAAAGAGTATGGTGAGTTAGTCCTTTGCTATGACAGTAAACACTACTGGAGACGCGAATACTATCCGTACTATAAAGGTACGAGAAAGAAAGACCGAGAGAAGTCCAAGCACAATTGGAACAACATCTTCGATCTACTGAACAAACTTAAGGATGAGTTTCGAGAGTCACTCCCCTATAAAGTTGTTGAGGTTGATGGAGCAGAAGCAGATGACATCATCGCAATCCTTGTTAAAGACCAAGGTCTTAAGAACATACGATTGCAAAACAATATGCAACCTGCTCAGAAAGTTTTGATCCTATCTGGTGATAAAGATTTCATTCAACTACAACGCTTTAGGTTTGTTACTCAGTACAATCCTTGCCTCAAGAAATATGTGAACGGTGTAGACCCTCTCATCTATATCTCTGAGCACATCCTCAAAGGCGATAGGAGCGACGGAATCCCCAACATCCTATCAGACGACTCCTGCCTTACAGAAGGACGCAGACAGCGCCCTCTGGCACGTAAGAAGATCGATGTCTGGGTACAGAACTTAGACTACATCCCTGAGGAAAACAAAAAGAACTACGAAAGAAACAAAACTCTGATAGACTTTTCTTGTATCCCAAAAGAGGTTGAAGAAAAGATTATAGATACCTATGAGAGTTTTAATCCTCCTGCACGTAAGTACGTGTGGAAGTATCTTGTAGACAACGAACTAAATGATTTGCTCCAACAAATAGGAGACTTTTAACTATGGCATTTAAACTTATGATTTCTGAAATTCTGCAGAAAGCACACAACGCTAAAACAAAAGCAGAGAAGGTGAAAATCCTTCAAGAAAATAATTCACAGTCACTCAGGTCACTGTTCATCTGGAACTTTGACGAGACTGTAGAGTCCATCGTACCAGAAGGTGAAGTACCTTACCGAGAAAACGATGCACCCCAAGGAACAGAGCATACACTTCTAGAGAAAGAAGGACGTAAGTTTTATTACTTCATCAAGGGTGGTGCAGAAAACATCAACAAGATGACACGTGAGAATATGTTTATTCAAATGTGTGAAGGGTTGCATAAAGATGAAGCAGAAGTTCTTTGTCTTGTAAAAGATAAGAAGTTGCACAAGAAGTTTCGTATCACAAAGAATGTTGTGAGTGAAGCGTTTCCAACTATCAATTGGGGTGGTCGGAGTCAGAACGCTTAATGAAAATACTTAAAGAGAGTGTGCCACTAGAAGCAGGTAACGATCGGACGCTTCCAAACAACTCGTATCTTGTTACTTATCTTGACGAGAACGACAATCCCCTCTATGATATAGCGATGGGTGATACAGGTAGAATCTTTGATCACTACTACGATAAGTATAAGAAGAAGTTTCAAAGGTTTGAACAAACCCAAGGACGCATCTCCCCTAAATTATGGAATCCAAACCCTCAACCTCCTGGCAAGAAAAAATGACATACATCAGGGGTCTTAACAAAGAAGACTCTGATGATGCCAAGAAAGAATATGAAGTCACTCCCGAACAAGTCGGGAAGTTCATTGGAGTTTTCCTCCTTGGACCGCTACTTCTGATGGTGTGTTGGAATGGTTTAATGCCGTACCTCTTTGGATTAAAGGCACTAAATTATCTACACGCATTTTATATGATTGTACTAACTAGGTTTATTACTAATGCCGACTGACCCTACGAAGGTATGCTTAGTCTCCGTCACACCTGATGCTGAAAAGACTATTGGATACATCGCTCGTGTGAGCAACCCTAAAAATCAAGACAACCCTAAAATTTCTGGGTTGTTGAGTTACTGCATCAAGCACGGACACTGGTCTGTATTTGAGCAAGCAAGTATGACTCTTGAGATTACGACGACCAGAGCAATCGCTGCCCAAATTCTGAGGCACAGGTCGTTTACATTTCAAGAGTTTTCTCAACGCTATGCAGACGCATCACAGATTGAAAATGAAATCCCTTTGTTTGCATTACGCAGACAGGATACAAAGAACAGACAAAATTCCATCGATGATATTGATGATTTCACTAGGCAAAAGTATGAGATTCTAGTCCGTAAACATTTTGATGAGTCGATGGATCTGTATAAGCAAATGGTTACAGATGGTATTGCAAAAGAGTCAGCAAGATTTGTGCTACCTCTTGCCACACCAACTCGTTTGTATATGACAGGCAATCTTCGCAACTGGATTCATTACATTGAACTACGTGAGAAGAATGGTACGCAACTAGAACATAAAAAGATTGCTGACACCGTGAAGAATCACTTCATCTGTCAGTTCCCTATTATTTCTGCTGCTCTTGACTGGTGTCCTGATGAGGATTGCAACTGTGTTGACGAGAGTTACTGGAATGATCTACAACCTTGTCTCCGTATTGATTAATGAACACACAAGCAATGTCAGCACAAATTGGTGCTATTGATTTATCGGACATAGAAGAACAGAGAAATCGGATTCCCGATTTAGAAAAAAAGGAAATGAATCTTTTATCTGATGCATTGAAGGTTGAACTTAAACAACTTATCAATGAGGTCTTGGATGAAAGAGAATACAAACACAAATTAGATGGTCCGTATGATATGATAGAAGAGTTCCCAGACGATGCTTCATACGACTGGGTATGACCTATATAAAGTTACCCTCAACACCCACATTATTCTAAGATAAATGCCAACCTACGAATGGATTAACAAAGAATCAGGTGAGATCACAACCAATTTTATGTCGATCAAAGACCTCGATAAATACAAAGAAGAACATCCTGAGTTGGAAAGATACTTGGGTAATCAACACAACGGTACTGTCTATGGTAAACCTAGGCAGTCTGAAGGATTCAAAAACGTGATGCAAAAAATCCAAAAGGATCACCCTGCAGCGAACCTTAGTCGCTTTACCTAAATTATGCCACAACGCAAGAGAAAGACACCTGTCTCATCCTTTTCACGCTCAGCGAAACAGATGCGAAGAAAGAAACCAATCAATCAAGAACATCTTAAGACGATTGAACCCATCACCACTAATCAGGAGCGGGTATTCAAGTCTTATGCTGAAGGTAAAAACCTATGCCTACACGGTGCAGCAGGTACTGGTAAAACATTTATCAGTCTTTATATGGCACTCAAGGAGGTTCTAGAACCTTCCACTGCCTATGAAAAGGTTTATATGGTTCGTTCTCTTGTACCTACAAGAGAGATTGGTTTCCTTCCAGGTGACCACGAAGACAAGTCAAACCTATACCAGATTCCTTATAAGAATATGGTAAAGTATATGTTCGAAATGCCAGATGATGCTGCATTCGAAATGCTTTACGATAATCTTAGAGCACAGGAAACTATTTCATTCTGGTCAACATCATTCATCCGTGGTGTCACGATGGATAATTGTATTGTTATCGTCGATGAGTTCAGTAACTTGAACTTTCACGAACTTGATAGTATAATTACTAGGGTGGGAGAGAACTGTAAGATCATCTTTGCAGGTGACTACACACAGTCTGACCTCATCAAAACAAATGAAAAAAATGGTGTCCTAGATTTTATGAAGATCATTCAAACAATGAGTTCGTTTGACTGCGTAGAATTTGGTATCGAAGACATCGTGCGTTCTGGTCTGGTACGTGAGTATCTGATCAGTAAAATCAATCTAGGATTTTAATTATGTTTAACTTAGTGGGACCTCCAGTTCCACTGACTGAGATGAATGCTGTTACCAAGAGTAATGGTCTTCGTCTCTATGAAGTTGGTGAAAACAAATGGTACCCATCCGTCACTACAGTCACTGGTCATAGGACTAAGGACAAAATTATGAAGTGGAGGAAGAGGGTTGGCGAGAAGGAAGCAAACAAGATCTCAGGTCGTGCTTCCTCACGTGGCAATAAGTTTCATAGTATGGTAGAATGTTACCTGAAGAATGAAACTGTCAAGTTTGATGAGAAGAATCCACTAGCATCTTTTATGTTTAAGACTGCTAAGGATACTCTCAATAACATTAACAACATTCATCTTCTTGAAAGTCCTCTTTACAGTGATCACCTTCGCATAGCAGGTCGAGTAGACTGCATTGCTGAGTATGAAGGTAAGTTATCAGTCATTGATTTCAAAACTTCTACTAAACCCAAGAAGGAATCCTGGATCGAGAACTACTTTGTTCAAGAAACTGCATACGCTGTGATGTATTACGAGCGGTGTGGTGTCAAGGTTGATAGTATTGTAACTATTATTTCTACTGAAGAAGGATCTATGCAGATCATTCAGAAGACAGACCTTGATTATTATTACCAACTACTTGTCGAATACATCAACGAATTTATGCAGGATAAACTACAATGAAGGAATACAAAGACAAATTTATGACACAAGCAAAATTTTCTGCTGCGGTTGAAGATGTTGTCAAAAACAGCAACGGTCTTGTCAACTATATTGATGCAGTCATTGTTGTCTGCGATGATCTTGACATTGAGGTGGATACTGTCAACAAACTCATCAGCAAACCGCTGAAGGATAAGATTAAGTTTAATGCCCAAGAGTTAAATTATGTTAAACGAACATCAAGGGGAGTCCTACCAATATGACCAATCCATTTTACGAATCAGAAGTCGTACGTGGTGAAGTAAAAGAGATGGAGAAACTCTATCTCGAACTAGCAAAACTATCAGTAAAGTTTACTGAACTAGATGATGAAGGCAGGCGAGAGCACCTAGAGGGAACTCTAGAACTGATCGCCAAACAAAAGGTTTTCTATGCTAGACTTGCTCTGATGGCACATCAGGACAAGGAGGCAGCAGACATCAAGTTCAAAATTGATACGCTTTCAGAGATGTATTCTGGAGGCAAGCACATCAATGAAGTTCTTGATGATATGGAGACAAAACTCAAGGATATGCGTAGAGAGCACCTTGACAACAACTAAATAGTACGTTACCCTATATGGGTAGTACAATCACACAAAAACACTAACACTAATACAAATGGCATTCGCAGATCTTAAAAAGAAGTCAGGTAAGTTCGCTAACTTGACTAAGGAAATTGAGAAGATGAGCAGTGGAGGAAAGAAGGTTGATGAACGCTTCTGGAAACCACAGGTAGATAAAGCAGGTAATGGATTCGCAGTGATCCGTTTCCTTCCAGAATCTGAGGGAGCAGAACTTCCTTGGGCACAGGTTTGGAGTCACGCATTCCAAGGACCTGGCGGTTGGTTCATCGAGAATTCTCTTACCACTCTCGGACAGAAGGATCCAGTCTCTGCACTGAACTCTTCACTCTGGAATTCTGGTATCGAGTCTGATAAAGAAATCGCACGTAAACAAAAGCGTAAACTGTCATACTACAGTAACATCTACGTTGTAAAGGATCCATTGAATCCTGAGAACGAAGGGAAAGTATTTCTCTATAAGTATGGCAAGCGTATCTTTGACAAGATTATGGCAAAGATGCAACCCAATGAGAATGATTACGATCCAGAACCCGCATTCAATCCTTTCGATCTTTGGAAGGGTGCTGACTTCAAGTTGAAGATCAAGCAGGTTGCAGGTTACTGGAACTATGATGACTCAACGTTCACTTCACCACAAACTCTAGGTAGTTTTGATGATGATAAACTTGAAGAGGTTTATGGTCAGGCACACGATCTTGCATCGTTTACTTCACCAGATCAATTCAAGTCTTATGAAGAACTTGAGGCACGTTTGAAGTCTGTGCTTGGTCCTAAGACTGCTGCTCTGCAGGTTGATGAGTCTCTTGAAGACGAGTCTGAAGGACGTGGACCTGCTCCCACTATCAGTGCTACAGCAGGACCATCTTGGACTGAACAAGTATCCACTTCAACAAGTGGCACAGGTGAGGACGATACTCTGTCTTACTTTGCTAAACTAGCAGAAGAAGAGTAAAGGAACCTATGAAGAAGTTTGCCATCGCACTACTGCTACTGTCTGTCGCTACACCTGCGATGGCACACCACCGTGCACCGAGGTTGAGAAGTGGTAATTTTGAGGTTGAACCCTCACATTGCACTTACGATAAATTGTTTGAGACTTGGAACTGTTGGTACACACCAGTCCCCAAGCGAAGACATCATCACTACCACGGTGATCACAATCACGGTGAATACTTCACACCTAATAAGCATAACGAACACGGAACACCGTGTTATATCTACAAGAAAAACGGTTGGTGTTTCTAACCTAGAGCATAATCTAAAGCAAGTTTGGCGGTCGTCTTAAGTTTAGGACGCCGCCATTCTGCGTATGGAATAGTCACAAGAAATCCTAGGAGATCTCCGTCTGGAACATCAGGAACTCCTACTGGTTGCACAAA